TTTCTATTCCGCTCGCTATTATTGCCGCGCTAATGTCTAAAATGATGAACATTCAAACCTCCACTATTCCCAAACTAAAGTGCTTTGATGAACACGTTGAACTCAAACTGGCGGACGGTACGAAAAAAACGATATCCCAAATAGACTTGGGCGACATATTGGAGGATGGCGCCACTGTAGTGTCCAAGATGCGTTTGAACGCGGACAATGTGCAAATGTATAATTTACATGGCATTATTGTCAGCGGCACACATGTGGTAAAATATCAGGGCAAATGGATTAAAATGGCGGTTCATCCGGCCGCGACCAAAGTGCCATATGCAAAGCCCTACATATATTGTTTAAACACGACCAGTAAACGGCTTATGATAAATGGTCTAACATTTACAGATTGGGACGAGATATATGAGGGCACATTAAGTGACATATTGAGTTTGGAGATAAAGAATGAGAGAATAGGTTTAGATATAAAAATAGAAAAGGAAGAAAATATTCACAAGCATTTAGAGACCGGGTTTAGCGGGAACACTCCGATAGAGTTAGAGAATGGAAAAACGGTCTGCATATGTGATGTGAATGTGGGGGACAAATTAAAGAATGGAGACGAAGTCTATGGATTAGTGGATGTGGATGTGTTAGGAATGAACCAAATATATAGGCGTCGTTTAGGGGACTTGCAATATATTTATGGGGGGATAAATTTATGTTTTGGGGTGGACCCGGATTTAACGCTGGTCATAACCGCGGAGCGTTACAATGGCAATGTTACCAAGTTATACCATTTGTTGACCAATTCGGGGAAAGTATGTGTTAAAAATGTGGAATTTTATGATTATAATTCGGGGGTGGATTTATTTTTGTAATCAGCGAATAAATAGGCAAGAATAAGCAATGAATAAGCAATGAATAAGCAATGAATAAGCAATGAATAATAAATAATAAAAAATTATTATCTATTAAATATGTATAATATGTTTGACATTACTATTGGCACGTATAAAGTGTATGGAAACCACATTTTAATCTTCATTGCGCTCTGGATAATTATGTTTGGAACAACAATCTGCGGTTGCAGTCGCGTAGGCCTGCTAGAGGGCTTCAGCGAGTTGGCGGAATATGCGGACTACAAGCTGGGCAACACTGCCGCGGTAGACGTATCCAAATGGAAACAGGCCGACCTATCTACCAAGGCAGGAGCCGCGAGCATCTTAAGCCGTCCTCACCAGCCTATTCCTCTCCCGGATGGCCAGATGGATATGTTTGCCACTACCCAGTTCAAGCCGGAGTGCTGCCCGAATTCATATTCCACTAGCAGCGGCTGCGCGTGCATGACAATGGGACAATTCAACTACATTAAGGACCGTGGCGGCAACAATATCCCTCGCGCTGAATATTAGGCTTTCGGCGAGATGGATAGCGACGAAATCGGTCGCGTTCCATTTCCCCAAAATCGGGGCATAAAATCGGATGCAAATCGGCCACATTTTTATCAAAAACCTATTTTTAACGTTTTTTGATAAAGTTTAAATCAACCCAGATATGCTAACGAATTTGCGCGCATTTTTCACTTTTGAAAAGTCAGTCACATCAAAAAAAGGGCTACTTTCAGACCTATAAATACATAGTGTTTTTTGGACATTTTTAAAATGTCCAAATTTTGATTCCCTTTTACAGATTTGGAATCAAATAGAATTTACTCTTCCTTACCATAAATTTTCAAAATCGCGAAAAAAAAACAAAAATTGAGACCATAATTTTTTTCGCGATTTTTCGAGTCCCGATTTTCCAAAAAAGGCGAGGTGACAAAACGCTAACTTTTAGCTAACACCGGGAATGTTGAATAAGATTTTTTTGGCGAATACCTCGCCGATTTATCAAACGGATTATGGTCTCAAACATTTCAGAAAACTCACGAATTTTGCCAACTTTTTTGAACGGACATTGTTTTCCCAAGTTTTCACAAAGTTTTTTCAAAAAGTCTTCAAAAAATCGCGGTCCACAATTTTTTTTCAAGTTTTCTAAAAAAGTTTTGAACGTTTTTCATTATTTTTCAAAAAGTTTATATTAAAAATATTTTTAATATAAATATATATATCAATATTATAAATATGCCCAAACAAAATATCAACTATTCTAATACCATAATATATATGATATATTGCAATAATCCGGACATTACTGACCTGTATGTTGGTCACACTACAAATTATGTTCAAAAAAAATATCTCCATAAACAATATTGCAATAATCCAAAGTCATCCAACTATAATAACCCTCTTTATCAACGAATTCGCGAGACTGGCGGATGGTCCAACTGGCGCGTGACCATCGTAGACCATATTTCTTGTGAGAATTATGAAAACGCGATTTTACAAGAGCGCCATTATTGCGCGCTTTTTAATAACACTTTAAATGGAATTCATATAAATCCAACCATTTTAAATGAAGAACCCCAAATTATTCCTAGTCCACCCATAAATCTTATAAATACCGAAACAAAACAAGTAGAAAGTAGCCAAAACCATCAAATTCTTAAAGATGGCAAAACTGGCAAATATGTGTGCAAAATGTGTGACTATACCACTGCTAAAAAAAACAACATTTTGAAACATTTTACTACTAAAAAACACGAGCTATTTCATAAGATGGCAAACTCACATGTCAGCAAAACTGAACCATTATTTTCAAATATTATGGTCTCCTCCAGTAACAATGGTCCATCTGAAAACGCAAAAGTTCATGAAACCGCCGAATTAATAGACCATCCAGTAGATCATTGCGCCGCAATTAATTGTGTCCCAATGCATAATGCAGTGGATAAAATAACGCGTTGCGACAATTGTAAAAAAACATATAAATCTCGCAATGGATTATGGAAACATAAAAAGGTCTGCAATATGGAGCAACCTAAAATAGAGACGGCATCTACCAATGCAATTACACAAGCAATTAACCCAGAATATGCGCAACCTATTAATGACCTGCTTGCTGCTAGCAATCAAGTATTAAATGCCAATGAAACGCTCACCAATACAGTGATGGATTTAATTAAACAGAACCAAGACTTGCAAAAACAATTGATGGAGATTGCAAAAGAAGGAAGAAACACCATTATCAATAATACTACCAATAACAGTTTTAACCTGCGCGTATACTTGAACGAGACGTGCAAAGATGCGGTCAACATGGTGGATTTCGTCAACTCGCTCCACCTACAATTGAGCGACCTGGAAGAAACCGGCAAACTCGGCTATTCCAACGGGATGTCGCGCATTTTTATCAATGGACTAAAAGACATGGACGCATGCAAACGACCCATACATTGCAGCGACCTGAAACGCGAAACGTTGTATATCAAGGAGGACGACGTCTGGGAAAAAGACAATGAAGAACGAGACAGAATTAAAAAAGCTATTCGCAAGATTGAACAGAAGAATGTTCAACAAATCCCGTTATGGATTAAAGCGCACCCCAATTGCGTGATTGGTAATAACCGGGAGAGCACTCCTTACCTAAAGATGGTTCTACAGTCCACCGGCGGCGTTAATCCAGATGAAGACGCAAACTTGAACAAAATCATCACCAATATTGCGCGCGAAGTTTTCATCAATAAATAAAATTGAAAACTTTTTTTACATTCATTCAGGTTTAACTATCATTGCAATCCTTAATAAAATCCCAAATACCATGTCCTGTGAAAAACAAATGATTATTAACCGGTTTCACCCGCATTTGCCAGTAGATATATTGAATATCATAAAAAGTTTCAGTTTTTATGATATTGAAACGGCCGCAAAGCTTGAGGCAAAGCGCGCGAATATAAAAAAAATGCACAACGCCAGAATGAAACGAATATGCTTTAAATTCCAACACCACACCATCTCACGCAGACACCCTTATGCATTTTATAAAGAAGAAAAAGACGATGGTGAAAAGTGGATATTACTAAATCATAATATTCGTAACATATGCGTTCAAATGCAGGGAGACAACTGTAGAAAATGCGGGAATTACAAGCGCACATATGAGACAGACTTTGCATTACTACCTGCGTCAATCAAATGTTATTGCAGTAATGCATAGGCAATGCATAGATTATTCAAACATTGTTTCACACCGGTTACAATATATAATATGCACAATTTTACCCCCACTAATCTCCACGTCATCCTCCATAATAATGTGTTCGCATATGTCGCGAATACGTTTTTTTATTTTGTAAATAAACAGCACACACTGGTCTATGATTGCTTGAGAGGCGGGAGAATGCTCTACATTTTTATTAAAAAGTGTCGCATACGCCTCGGTTAGTCGCCGCATCTTGATTAACATGCCAACCTCATCGTCGCTCTCGTTGTTTGGGTCATAACTTTTACTCAACTCTTGCATAAACTCGCGACGAATATTTGCATTCAACTCATTCTTTTCATCCCCCGTGCTAGTTGGGTCTATTGTGCATGATTTGCAAAAGTTAAGTTCATCCTCTGTGACATATGGAGTAGAATAATTAAACAATGCTTCATCATATACAAACTCAGGTTCTTCTTCATTGCATACTTCAACGTTTTCTTCCTTTTTATTAACCTCGCGAGCAACCAGCTCATTCTCATCCTCTTGTTCGTCGTCATTCATATTTATAGTTGTGGTCTTATTCGTAGTCGTAGTTGTATTCATAAAATTAATATTGTTAATAATATTAATTTTATCTCTATATACTTGTTATAATTTATAATTTACGATTTACGATTTACGATTTACTTGCATTTAATTGCATTTAATTATATAAATTGCGCCAGGTTTCCGCCTCGCTATTCGGCTTAATCAGTTTATCCACAATGGCTTTAGTAACGGTAAATGGGAACTCCACCTTCAGCGTAATATCTTGCTCGAACAAATTCGTCTCCGGCTTCATTAAACGATACAGATTAAGCTTCGTATATATAATTTCTAAACACCGCTTTAAATTGCGCACCCCTTCTTCCTTTGCACAGTGGTTGTCAATAATATAATGAAGCGCATCCTCTAAAATTACAATGTCCCCCTCATTAAACTTAACCTGCTCCCTTATCCTAGGCAACAAATGCTTGTTTGCAATAATGGTTTTCTGTTTTTTGTCATACCCCTTGGTATGGATTTTGTACATACGGTCGCGCAAAATAGGGTTAATCTTGCTCTCATCATTGTAGCTGAATATAAATAAACATTTGCTCAAATCAAAGTCCACCTCCGTAAAATACTTGTCGTGGAACTGACTGTTTTGCGTGCTATCCGTTAAATGCGTTAAAATCCCGGCAATCTCCTCACCCTTTGGCGTATCGCTTATCTTATCCAACTCGTCAAAATAAATAACCGGGTTCATGCACTTGCTGTCAATAATGATTTGCACAATCTTGCCCCACGTGCTGCCCTCATATGTATACGAATGCCCCTCCAAAAAGCTGCTGTCTGTTGCACCTCCTAACGCGATAAACGCGAACGGGCGGTTCAATATTTTGCTGATACCTTCTTTCACAATAGATGTTTTTCCGGTGCCCATCGGTCCCTTCAAGGCAATAGAGCTGCCGATAGACTGCGGGTTAGTGATGAGCTGGCCGAGCATTTGCATAATCTGCATTTTGGCGTCATTTAGACCGTAGACCGCGTCATCCAGCTTTTGTAGCGCGCTAGACATAAAGTCGTGACACGTGTCCACGCCATCTGCAATATTTACGGGCAAGGTTTCATATTTTCCAAACGGGATTTTCATAAAAGTGTCTACCCAGTTTTTGATTTTGTAAAACTCGCCACTACCGCGCTCCATATATTTGAGCGAATTGATGCGCTTCATTGCGGCTGCCTTGAATTCATTGGGAATACTGGATTCCAACAGGGTCAACTTATAGGGTTTTTCAATCCGGGTTAAAGCATTAATTTCACGTAATTCCTTGATGATTTTCTTTTGAGGCGCAATGTCTAGCTTACTGAAAAAGTCAAAATCATTGGTCGTGTTCTTTTCACGCAACTGTTTCTTAAAAATGCGGCAATTCTTGTCTTTGCGCTTTTTATCTTGCTTCAAGTTTTGTTTCTTGATATTTGCAATAGTTTCTTCGCACGTCTTGATACACGAATTAATCGCGGCGTTATTTTGTTGACCTTCCTTCATCACCTTTAATGAAGCCAATACGGTTTCCGTCTCTTTTAACTCATCCGCGGACGAGATTACCACTTTTTTTGTAGTCGTTTGGTCCGCAACTAGTTCATTTGCATTTGCATTTGTATTTGCATTTATATTTTTGTCTTTTCTATTTTTTTCATTCTTTGAACGAGTGGGTCTTGACTTTGTCTTTAATACTTTGTTTCTCGCGCTGCCATTACTAGATGCGGATGCATAATCCTCCTCTTCATCCTCATCATCTTCTTCTTGATCCTCGTCTTCATCTTCATCTTCTTCCTCATCCTCATCCTCGTCTTCGTCGTCCTCATCTTCATCCTCACTTTCACCATCACTTGCATACTCGTAATCGCTATCATCTTCATCCGTTTCCCACATTTCGTCATCTTCTGCTGTATTGCCAATGGTAAATACAATATTAATTTTAGAAGAGGCTTTGCGAGACTTGTCTTTTGATAAGTCTTCTTCAAATTCACTCTCACTTGCGCTATTGCTGCCACTATTGCTGTAATCCTCTTCTTCCTCCTCTTTAAGAGACTTTTTCTTATGAGAGTGAGAGCGAGTGGTGCATTGTTTTTTAGAAGAGGGTTTGCTGGTCTTGATGCATGTATTTTTTAATTTTTCGGCGGCATCTACTTTTTTGTTCATATGTTTAGAAGGGAATATTTTGGATACAAGCTTGCGATACTCGTGAATGTCAAAGTCCTCGTCTTCCTCATCATTGTAATCATTCTCCTCATCATTTTCACTACAAGAGGAAGAAGAGGAACAAGAAGAAGAGGAACAAGAAGAGGAGGAAGAAGGTTCATGTTGTTTGCGTTTATGCGCAAGTTCTGTAGCCCGTTTATTTGCATTTTTTTTAGTTTTATTGGTGATTTTGGCGACTGCTTCTTTCGTCATGATATTAAATATATATAATTAATAATGTTTAAGTCTGTTGAATAAATAATGTAATCTGTAAACATAAAAACATAAAAACATAAAAACATAAACATAAACATAAAAAAGTTGAAATAATTAAAATTGAAAAGAAATAATCTAAATATTATACTCGTAATA